AAACTCTCATACGACCATTAAGAACACCAGCAAAAGTATTACCAGTATCATCAACATTCAAGTTAGTTGACATTGCAGGAGCAAGTCTTACATCAAGTTGGTTACAGTAACCATTCTGTAGTAAGCGTTGCTGTCTGCAGAGATAGAAGTGAATGGGTTAGACACTAGACCATAACGGGTCTTGAAACCAATCTTAGGTTGGAAAGTGTTTTCACCAACTGCACGAACCATCTGCAGAGGGACATAAGGACAGTAGAACATACCAGCGTCATAAGCGTTAGAACCCTTATAACCAACACAGTAGAACTGATTGCTATCTGAGTTGTTTGCTGAATATGGATCAACATAGACCTTAATCTTACCGTTGATTGTACCAGCGAATGTGTTGCCAGTATCGTCAACTGCAAGGTTAGTCTGAAGTGCAGGTGCGTAATCAAGAACGCCTGCCATTGCGAGAGCAGAAGCAACATCACTTGAAGTGATGATGAAGTTACCCTTACCACGGCGAGTGTCTTGTGCGATTGTGTTAGCATCACGCTCAATCTGGAACAAGAGTCCCTTGAAGCGTTCTACTGACCAACGACCGTTACTATCAACGTCAAGGTCGAAAGTACCAGCAGATGCTACTGCGCCAGACTGTGCGCCAGTCTTAGCAGAAGTGTAGATAGTACGAACAACTTCACGGTTGATTTCAGCAAGAATTTCAGCAGACAAGATGTTTGCTAATTCTGTTTCAGCATCAAGACCATGAATTGCTTTAAGGTCCTGAGCAAGTTCAAGAGTGTATTCTGCTTTCAACGCTCTTGTCTTCGCTGTTACTGAAGTCTTTTCGATGGTGAATGCCATCTCATTGAACTGACCGCTGTTACCCATAGATACAGCACCATCACCCAACGCTTCGCCTGTACCTGTAGCGGCACCAGCACCAGTTGTGTATGGGGATTCAACTGGGTTACCACCAGCGTGTGCAGGTGTAACACCAGAGAAGTCTGTGTCTGCTTCGTTGAACAGTGCTTCTGTACCGCCCTGTGAAGAGTAGTTGCTCTTCATTGCAAAGATAAGTCCAGTTGGACCAGTCATTGGTTGAACACCGCAGATATCATATGCAATCAGGTTTGGCATAGAGCGTCTGACCAAAGAAATCAGGATTGGGTCAAACTTTGCGATACCGCCAGTATCTGGCATTGTATCAGCGTGGTTAGCAGGAAGTGCTTCGTTCAGCATCATTCCACGCTCTTCACGCATTGCTTTTTCTTGGTTTTCCAAGATTACAGTGGTTACTGCCTTCTTATAACTATCGCCGATTTCTGGTAAATCGGGATGGTCGAGGACAGGTGCCCACTTCGATTGAAGGTTCTCTGTTAAAAACATGTTATCATCTCCTCGTTTTTTTAACTTTCAAGTAATATTTATATAATTTATTTGCCTAATGTTCTGGAGATTGCAGAAACATAGTCTTTCATCTCACCGGTTAGATTGACTGCTTCTGTAACTTCTTCAACAGCAACCTCGTCCTCTTCGATAGGTTTGGCAACCTTTGGAAAGTAACTCTCTTTGAGTGTTTCCAGTTCTTTAGCGAATGAATCCTCATCAGCGAATTCAACGCCTTCTACTAATGACATGAACTTCTCTTTCTGAGTATCGGTCAAGTCTTTCGCAGATTCCTCGATTTTAATTGCTTTCTTTGCTTCGTTGACGATTTTAGCAGTTTCAGCAGTCTTTTCGATTTGCTCATTGAGTTTTTGCTCAAGTTCAGCAATCTTGTCTTGCTGTTCTGCCATCACATCATACTTGTCTTCTGGAACATCAATGTAATGCTCTTCGAAAACTTTCTTCAGAGAAACAATAAAATCTTCAGTGATTTCTGATTTCAGACCACGCTCAATTGCGAGTTCGTTATCAGCAGTCCACTGTTCTACAACATATGACAGGTAAGTATCAACTTTATCTGTCAAATCTTCAGCGAGTTTAGCAGTCTCTTCTTCGATTGCTTGCTCAAATGCTTCGTTGATTTCAGCAACATGATAGTTCACTTTAGAAAGAACTGCCGCTTCAAAGATAGTCTTTGCTTTTGCTTGAGTTTCTTCGTCAAGTGAAACTGCTTCAGCAAGAGCGGCAACATCATCACCTAAGTCAATATCTTCTGACTTATAAGATGCTTTAACCATCTTCTTACCGTGCTTCATTTCTTCCATGTCGTCTTCGTCTTCGTCATCATCGTCATCGGACTCTTCTTCATCGTCCTCTTCCTTAGTGACTTTTGCTTCTTTTACAGACTTCTTGGATTCAGACTTTTCTTCTTCATCGCCTTCTTCCTCTTCACCCTCATCTTCGCCTTTTTCTGCTTTTTTCTTAGCAATTGCTTTAGCGAGAGCAGGTGGAAGTTCGCCTTCAGAAACTTCGTCTAAATCTTC